TTATTCTTGTAAGGAATGGTTCAAGGGATTAAATCTAACGGCATCTTCTAAATGTTCTGGTGAAAAATGAGAATACCTCATAGTCATTTTTATATCTGTATGACCTAAAATTCGTTGTAATACTAGAATGTTGCCACCATTCATCATGAAGTATGAAGCAAAGGTGTGGCGCAATACATGAGAAGATTGCCTATTTGGTAGCTCTATTCCTGTACGTTTCATTGCTGATCGAAAAGCGGAATAACAAGGGGTGAATAGGGCTCCTTTTTTCTTTGGAATTTGGTTATACAGTTCTTTGCTAATAGGTATCGTTCGATTACGTTTTCCCTTGGTTTTAATAAAAGTTATCTTGTAAGGTGTGACTTGCGAACTTGTCAAACTTTCGGCTTCTGACCATCGTGCTCCAGTGGATAGTGCTATTTTAATAATAATTTCTAAATCTTTAGCTGTGCTTTTTTTACTTTCCTTTATTAATAATTCAATTTGATTTTGTGTTAGAAATGCCATCTCAGAATCATCTGTACGGAAAGCTCGGATTTTTTTTATAGGATTTTCGGTGTTCCATTCACCCAATCTTTCTAATTCATTAAAAACAGCCCTGAAATAAGCTAGTTCAAGATTAACAGTTCTTGGAGTAACTTTATCTATACGATTTGTACGAGATAATTTGCCAGATAGCCTCTGTTCACGATATTTTGCAAATAATTGGGCGGTGAATTCACTAGCTAATGGGTTTCCCATTTGTTCACAAGCCCAACGCATTACGGATAAACGCTTTTTACCATCGCTTAATGTTATTCCATGAGAGTTGTACCATGTATCAACAAGTTCTATCATCAGGCGTTTATCTTCTTTTTTCTCTTCTACCCAGGGCTTCCCTTCGATCTTATCCATGATATAACGCTCATAATTAAGCGCTTCACCTTTGGTAGCAAATTTTTTACGTACTCGTTTACCTTTTTTGCCGTTTTCTCTATTTTCTGGATAAAAGTCGGCAATCCATTCGCCTGATGGTAATTTTCTAACAGTCATTTTATATATTAATCTTATTTGCTATCAGTAAAGTCACCTGTTTCTAAGAAACTTCGAAATTGGGATTCATTAAGAATGATAATCCCCATAGAACGGGCTTTATCCATTTTCATCTGACTTGCGTTATAGCCATAACAGAGAAGATTCAAATTCTTTGTGACAGACTTTCTAACTTCCATATTTGCTTCAGTTGCGATGCGTTCTAATTCTTCCTTATCAGCCTTTTTGAAGCCTGTGAAATGAATATCAAATGTTTCTGGCTTAGGTTTTCTTACTGTAAAATCACTTAGAGAACAGCCCAGTAGAAATTCTTTAGCTTCTTCAAGAGAGTCTAAATATTCAACGACTCTATCTTTTCTAAATGTTTTTAGTGAACCTTTATCATCATAGAGAACACTAATCCCTTGTAAGTAATCTTCATTTTGAGAAATATTAGTAATAGCTTGTACTGATAGAATTTCTCTAGCACTGAAATAAACAAAATAGAGTATAGATGTCATAGTCAACTAACCTTTATTTCTGCAACAACACGACCAATAATTTCTATGTCAGACAGTTCACAGTCAAATGAGGTATCTTGATTAGATATGCGAACTTTTTTCATTGGCATTCTTGTCAATTTTCGCACGCTATATTTTCCATCAATTTTTATGAACCAATTACCATCAAAAATATCATCGAATTTTTTATCTATAACGTAATAGCATTTATTGATGAATACACTAATTGGATTGGATGGTAGTGGGGTATTACCAAAGAAAATTACTTTATCAATCAGTAAACTATCAGCATGAATAAGTTCACCATCAATAATTTTATAATTATCTAATCTTAAGATATCAGAAGATTGTCCTTCGAATTTAGAACCTTTACCTGTAACTAGCCATTCAAGAGAAACGCCTGTTTCTGCTAAACATCTCACAACCATATCCGCAGGAAAGCCAGGTCTTCTATAACGTCCTGATAAACTACTTGCAGCCATCTCAAAATGAATAGCTAGCATTGCTTTTGACGAAAATCCATAAGCTTCGATTATGCGATCTAAAACCGCTGTATTGTCATCTTCTGGCTGAAATTTAAACGTTCCCATAAGAGTTAATTCCCAAAATGAAAACAAATACTCTTGACTATTTGCAAAATGAGCATTATTGTTCTCTTTAGTTTTCAAAAAGAAAATATTTATCAATATTTGACGATATTGATCATTAATGTCACTCAGGAGTTTGCCTTATGAGACCTAAAATTACAATTGCTATACCTGAGCCTTACTTACCTTTAGATGAATACTGTCGCCGTACAGGTACAACTAAGGTTACTGCTCGCCGTTTAATTGAGTATGGAAAGTTACCCATTAAACCTAAAGGTAATCAAAAAAAAGGTTTGGTTGAAGTCAATATGGTTGCTTTGACTGTTATGGCTTTAAGTGGGTATGAAGTTTCACTAGAAGCGTAGTTAGTCTTTCGCATTTTGAGAATAAATACCATGTTTGATTATCAGGTTTCCAAACAAGCGCACTTTGATAATGCATGCCGTGCTTTCGCAAATACCCATAAAGGGGATTTAGTGCAAATAGCCGAAAGCATAGGCATGAACGCCCAAATGTTGCGTAACAAGTTAAATCCTGAACAACCGCACCAATTAACGTGCATTGATTTAATGAAACTGACTGATGCAACTGAGGACGCCTCTATCCTTGATGGTGTCTTAGAACAAATGCAATGTCAGCCGTCAGTGCCAGTTAATGAAGTGTGTGATTCTAATGTACCTGCTTATTTACTAACGGCGGTCGGTGAAGTGGGGAAGTTAGCAACAAATACAGTTTCAGGCGGTAATTTAAATAATGCACGTGTCGCTGACTTTAAACGTTCTGTTAATACAGCAATTCGTTGTTTAACGTTGGCAGGCATAACACTATCGGCAAGATTACATACTAATCCGGCGTTTGCCTGTGCAGTGGATGCAGTCGCTAATCTTAGCCCATCAATGATGTGAGGTTTTAAAATGAAATTAAATTCATTACAGCTTCAACAACACAAATATAAATTATCAAGTGATTCATTTAAAAATGAAAATAACAATTCTATTTATATTGTTAGTCTCATTTTATTTATGGGTTATTTATTAATATCAGCTTTAAGTTAAGAGGTGTTTATGTCAATTAAAACAGTTGAATTTTCGTGTGCTCGTTTTGAAACTACTAATGATTCATCAGAATATAAATATATTGATGTTTATAATTGTTACTTCAATGGAAAAGTATTTATGTATCATCATGGTGTCAACATTGGCACTCTGAATTTTATTAGCACAAAAAAACCATTAGATATAAGTGAAAAATCGCCTCTTGAAAAGTTAGCTGAAACATCTAGTGTTAGAAAAGAAAAATTAAATATAGGGTTTGATTTTAGTAATAAAGGCGACGAAACGGCTTATTTAAAAAAAGACTTATCAGGATATATACATAAACAAAATTGCATAGCGGAAGGGTTAAAAGAATTACAAGCTAAAAAACAAATGTTACGCGAGCAATTAATAGATGCAGTTAACAATGCACAAAATAATAGTTTATGTGTAGACCTTATTCATGATGAATTAAAATCTTTTGCGCATGAATTTATTATTGTCTGCGAAAATTTAGAAATTGATTGTGACGAAATACCGTTTTAAGTGAGGTTGTTATGTATCAGAATCAAATTGAAAATGAACAACGTGCTTTTCATATTCCAGTTGCTCAACGTGTCGATGGATTAAACCATACCGCTAAATTACGTTCTCGTCACTTTGGTTTACAAAATGAAGAATTAAAACGTTTCTTTTTTGATATGAGAGATCCATTTGATAATTGTTATAAAGAAAATAAAAATTCTTAGGTGTCATTTTATATATGGCGGGTATTCCCAAAGAAAGACATGATTTAAAATTTGAAGATTTTCAAACATCGGAAATATTCGACATTATTAAAGCCATTAATCATATCAAAGCAGTTACGGCATTATTACCTAAACAATTAGCATTACCGCAATAATTAATTAAACCCAAAATAAAAATAAATGGCCTTAATCGGTCAGGGATTTTTGCAACTAAAATAAAGGAAATTAACTATGAATACATCAATACCAACACCCATTTTTATGCCTGCACAAATTGCTAATAACGAACACGCTCTTGTTTTAGATTCCACATTAGCGTTGGCGCGTAACGAACAAAAGCAAGCCTGTGCGGATAGATATGCGTCCCGTATTCGTAAACTGTCTAGTTTAATTATTCAAAATAAAATGGATTACGCCGACGTTGCTGAACTGTTGGAAAGTGAAGCATCAGAGCTAGAACGTCAAGCACAAGAACTGGTTTGATATGACTACCGCGATAGATAAAAATAGCGATGGATTGAAATTAAAACATCGCTATAAATTTCCTAAGTATCCTTTCAAATATCCATCCCCCGTAGTGTGTGCTGTGGGGGAATTTCCTCGTTCTGATAAAAATGAAAAACTATATTTGTGGAATGAAGGTAAAGGGAAAGCAATTTATCGCCCATTTGAAACCTACGAGCAAATCCATCAAAAGGAACGTGAGCATAAGGCGTTTCATGATGCGGAAGCCTTATTATCGAAACAACCTAAATTAGTACAAATCGTTGTTAACAAGCGATATAGCGATTTAGATAAAGAACAAGGTCGCAAACGCGCTAATGCTTATCTTGCGAAAACCTTTGTTGAAAGAACCTACCCAAGAATAAAGATGATCACTGACCGTTATGCTTTGCCTGCAATGACGGTAGAAAACTGTAATTTCTTCAACCGTTTTAATCGCCTACCTGATATGTCAAAAAAAGATATCGAAAATCTTGCATGGGATATCGCAAACTTAATGAATGAACAGCTCATGTTAGTAGGTAAAGAAAATATCACTGATAGTGAATTGAAATTAACCTACAAACTTTTTTTACATGCTTCAAAAATAACCTCAGGTTTTAAACAAGATGTGCCTAGATGGGCAAAATTAACTACTCGTTATTTTAATCAGAAAGATGCTGATTCGGCTATTTCTCGGATGATGTCAGATAAATGGTGGCTTAACCGTTTACGTAAATATGCTTCTCAATGGCGTGAGCATTTAAGCATTGCAATCAACTTGGTCAGTAAGAAAGCCAATATTTATGCGAGTAAAACCGCCATCAACGAATGGAAAGAGCAAAAAAATAGGACTCGTGAGTTTTTAAAATCCATGGAGCTGGAAGACGAGGAAGGAAATCGCGTCAGCTTGATTGATAAATACTATGGCAGTGTGGCCAACCCTGCGATTAAGCGTACTGAAATGATGGTGCGTATTCGTGGTTTTGAAGACATCTGTAATGAATTAGGTTATGTCGGTGAGTTCTACACATTAACCGCCCCGTCTAAATATCATGCGACAACAAAACACGGTTACCGTAACCGTAAATGGAATGGTTGCAGTCCTGCTGATACACAAAAATACCTTTGTAAGCTATGGAGTAAAATAAGAGCAAAATTACATCGTAAAGATTTGCGTGTCTTTGGGATGCGCGTAGCTGAACCGCATCATGATGGTACACCTCATTGGCACATGCTGTTATTTATGTTGCCGTCTCAACTTGAAGAAATCCGCTCAATTATTAAAGCCTATACCGTAGCGGAAGATAATCACGAATTAATCACTGACAAAGCGCGTAAGGCGCGTTTTTACGTTGAAGAAATCGATCCCGAAAAAGGGTCAGCTACGGGGTATGTGGCGAAATACATTTCAAAAAATGTCGATGGTTATGCACTTGATGGTGAAGTTGATGATGAAAGCGGTAGACCAATGAAAGAAGCTGCAATGGCGGCGGCTGCATGGTCAGGACGTTGGAATATTCGCCAATTTCAATTTATAGGTGGTGCGCCTGTGACCGTTTACCGTGAATTACGCCGAATGGCTGACCACGATAGAGCGATGGGATTAGATGTTGAATTCGCCCTTGTTCACGATTGCGCAGACAGTGGAAATTGGGCGGGTTATATCAATGCCCAAGGTGGCCCGTTTGTGAAACGTGAAAACCTTATCGCGCGTCTTTGGTATCAGGAATCGGAAGATACAAACGAATACGGTGAAGAAGTGATCCGTGTAAAAGGGGTTTTTTCTACATTAGTTGGCATAGATACACCTATTTTAACCCGTTTGAAACAGTGGAAGATTGTGAAGAAGTTAGACGACGCGCATGCGGAGTCTGCTTTTAGTGGCGCGAACGCGTCACCTAGGAGTTCTGTCAATAACTGTACGGGGAAAACCCGAACGATTAACGATGAAGAAAAGGTGGTAACAGAAATTTTAGATAATTTCAGGTCAATCGGGCATGAAATTACCCTAGAGGATGCCCAAAAAATGAGAAATGGGTCGGGAATAGTCATTGATGATAAGGCGTTTAGAAGTTTTAAAGACGGTTCTTTGATTAGAGCGGGCACAACACAACTGAAATATCGTCAATTCCATGAACGGAAAGCGCGTATTTTTAATAAAGTGAATAAATTAAGGTCTATAAACTCTCTGACGATGGGATGTGAAAATAATATTAACTAAATGAAGGTGCAAAAATGAATTTTTGTCAATCTTGCTTTGAGTGCAAATAATGTATTTTGTCAACTGACCACTTTTATCATATTAAATTGAAATTTCTTTTTATTGGATAGATGTTTCATTTCTTGGAATATTGATTTGTATCACATAATTTTCCTTCTTGAGGGTTCACAAAACACATAAACAGATTATACTGTTTATTCATACAGTGTTCTTTAAGGGTGTGATAATGACAGATAATATAAAAAGCATGGAAGCATTTGAAAGAATTGCACTTATCGCAAAAGTAGGCAGTTTTGATTCTTTCACATCGCAGGAAAAAGATATCGTTTTATCATTAATATTTGAGTTGGCAGAAAATGCAAGAGTGGATTTGTTGGAAAAAAATAAGCCACAAAATGTGGCTCAATAATTTAAGCAATGGGCGCTTTGAGTAAATCAAGCGCCATTTGTTTATTATCTGGTAGCAGTTTATCAATCATTTTATTCACGTCTTTGGCGCTAGGACTTAGTGTGTGACTAAAAGTGACGTTTAAAACGAAAGTCATTCCGCATTCTAAGTCTGTGCATTGACAATAAAGGTCAGCAAATTGGCGATGTTTTCTATTTGTTGTTCTTATGATTGCCTTTTCACCGCACGCGGGGCAGAGGACTTTCATCACTTTCATATTACGAACTCCAAAATAATCGAACTTACGTAATTTTACCTTTTTTTGCCTCATTCTGCACCCAAAGTGTCGTTATCTTTCTTAAAATTGATATGCAAATGTGAAGGTATTTCAGGGTCACTATTGACGGCATTCTCAAACATGCGTTGCACAGGGATAACTTCATCTTGTCGATAGGCTTCACGGGCTTTGATTGGGTCACCTAAACCGCCAACGTTACCAGGAATAATTCCTGCTAAACCCGCCGGGAAGCGATGCGCGGTTAAAATATCTTGGGCACTGATATTTTTGACATTATTAAATTCATCTTTAGCCGAAATATCCCCAATAGGCATAAATTTAATCCCTTCAGGGTCGCCTTTAGGAATATGCACAAACATCGTAGAAAAATTACCGATACCTTTGCTATTTTCTAGATTTTTAATGATTTGGGCTTCCACTTCATCAGTGAGAGAAGGGTCATTACAATAAAAAACGCCTCCCGTATGTGCCCCGTTGTGGTAATACCTACGACGAAAAATGGTGGCTTCACTATTTAAGAGTGCCGCATGTATACCACCGATATAATCGGGAATACCGTAAACTTGCTGTTGAGGGTCATATTGTTTGATAAAAATGATATCTTCAGGTGGATACACTAACGGTTCACCTTCTATCAAAATGACAAAATCACCGTCTTTTCGACAACGAAGATAAAGTGACGGCAAAATAAAAAGTTGAATGACATTTCCCCAATAATCTCGTACTTTTAGAATAGCTGTATCACCAAAAATAAGGTAACTCATTACGGACGCTTTTAGTTGTTCATGGCTAAGACCACCGCCTAAAAAATCGGATAAAATCATATTTTGACGCGCATAAATCACCCCGCCATGTTGGGCATTTAAATTAACTAATTGAGCAAGCGCAGTTCTATCAATCGGGAGTGAATAATGATCATGTTCATTGTCATACCAGATATTTTGATAGTCTGTATGCGTTGTTAATATCGGCTCGGGTTTACCCAGTGTAATAATGCTCATGTTTTTTTTCGGGGTACTGGATGCCGAAATAGAGAGGTTCTTCCGTGATTTTTTCTTAGCCATTATGATGCCTTTTGAAATATCCATTTTGATTTACGTTGATTATCCGTGTTCAACGGTTCATTGATTGCGCCATGAGCAATTGCCCAAAAACTATCGGCATGACCTGTTTCCATACTGCGGTCAGCCACAAAGGTCATGGCACCGCCCTTGCTGGTTGTGTCTCGACGAATAGCCAAGAAACTGGCGGTGATTTCTTTTTGCTCCCTATCCCATTCGATACGTTCTTCATCGACTAAATCCACCATTTTTAAAACAAGTTGGGTTTTCATGCTAAGGCTATAACGAATTTCCATCGTTTCGCGTGGCGCAAAATCTTGCACCATCTCATAGACGCCATGACCTATACCCGTCGTATCAATGCCGATATGTGTGAAGCGATAACGCCCATAAAGTTCTTGGATTTTTTTAGCTTGATGTTTCCACGCCATACCTTGCCAGTAATAAATGGCCAGAACACGGAACCGTTCACCAGGTGCAGAAGGCGGTGCTAAAATAGCAAATGCGGAGGTATCTCCTGAACGGGCAGGGTCATAACCGCCCCAGACTTCACGATTACCAAATGGGCGCGGTTCATCAGGAAAGTGATCTTCCCATAGCCCTACATCAACCCAACATTTTTCTAAATCGTTATATTTAAAGACGGATGCGCCACTATCGACAAAGACACACATATACAACATATCGAACGTATCTTTGTTATAACGATTGCGAAGTTTTTCAATGGATGCCAGGTTAAAACCGCCCTTAATCGCATCTTCCAGCGTAATGACATAACGCCATTGTTCATCAGGACAATCGCGTCCACCGTCCTGCATTTCTTTAAATGACGGAAATTTAACGTTCTTGCGTTCTTTTTCATTTCCGCGCCATTCGTCACCCGTCCAAAACGGGTATGCGGGATGCGTTTTTGAGCTAGGCGTAGAAAAATAGGTTGTGCGCCATTTATCGTGGGTTGCCATTGCAGAGGCAACTTCATTTAAATGTTTAAAGTTAGGCACCCAAAAATATTCGTCACAATAAAGATGACCTGAATAGCTTTGCGCGGTATTTTTATTGGTAGAAAGAAAACGGAGTTCTGCACCGTTGCTTAAACGAATCGGGTTACCCTTTAATGTCACCCCGAAAAATTGCTCTGCAATATTGACAATATACGAGCGGAAAACCTCGGCTTGCGGTTTTGATGCCGATAAAAAGATTTGCGGGTCACCCGTGAGTACCGCATTTTCCAGCGCTTCAAACGCAAAATACCAGGTCGCCCCAATTTGGCGTGACTTTAAAATATTACGAATGGATTTTTTAATGTTATTGCGTAAATGTTTTTGATAGCCAAAAAGCATTTTGTCAGCAAATTGCTGAAATTGTTCTTCTGTTAATTCAGAAATATCATTTTTACGATAGCGTTTTTTCTTCCTTGGTTCACCATCGTCAGACTCATTATCATTTGAGAAGCCAGATTGATTATTTTGTGCTTTTGCCTGTGCTAACTTCTCGGCATGTTTATTTTGTTGTGCCATCAATTGAATATGACGGCCAATTAAACGGTCTAACTCCTCTTGCTCATCGCCAGTCTTATTGTTTCGCTCACTGAGCAAAATAATGCGTCGATTAATCGCATCTAAAACCGATTCATGACTGAGTAAATCCTGCCAATTTCCTTTTTCAGCCCAATAGTAAACGATCCGCCGATTCGGCAAATTAAGTTCGGTTGCAATTTCTGCAGGAGTATAGCGTCGCAAGTACAGCGATTTCGCTACTCCTATTAATTCATCTGAATATCGTGAGTTCGCCATAATGTAAAACATTATGCCGAGTCACAGCCTATCTGGCGTTGCCACAAATTTGGTTATGCGCCATATCCAAATTTAACCATTCGCCCACCTGATGGAATTTCGCAATACTATTGACTCAAACGGAAGTGATGAAAATACCCACGGATGGGGGATGCTATGTAATGTCACAATTAATGACAAATTGGCTTTGTATCGCAACAGCGGGAGATACGGTTGATGGTCGAATTATTGAGGACAGTTGGATTTTAGATTCTGCTGAACTTTATGACCGCCAACTCTATACCGCGTGTATTTGGCCAGAGCATGAGCGCTGGTTCGGTTCGATGGGCGAAGTATTAGAGTTAAAAGCCGAACGTGACGAAGAAGGAACGTTAAAGCTTTATGCTCGGCTACGTCCTAATCAGCATTTACTGCAAGCGAATCGTGACGGCCAGTTGCTTTTTACCTCCGCAGAATTTACCCCGACAGGCAATTTTCGCGGAACAGGGAAAACGTATCTTGAAGGGCTGGGCGTGACTTGTTCGCCAGCTAGTGTCGGAACAGACCGACTGCAATTTAATAAAAACGGTAAGAAGTTTCGCTATGGTGCATCAAAACCGTTGGTTATTGATGAGGTTAGAGAATTTAAGGAAGAAAAAATGCCAAAAGGAAAGGGAAAGAACGTATTTCGTAGCATTTTCGGTATCGAAGAGCCGAACGTCGATGATGTGCCAGAGGAAGTTGGTGACAAGGATGCAATGCAAGCACTTGCGGAAGCATTATCTGAGCTTGAAATTCGTGTTACAGCCATTGAAACACAACTGACTTCAACAACAGAAAAAGTGGAAGATGTTGAAGAAGATGTGGAAGTCATCAAAGATGCTGTTGATACACCTGAATTTAAACAATTGAAAGATAACTTATCTTCCATTTTAGGTAAATTCAGTAAGTTGGATGATGTGGCAACACGCATTCCTAGTAAAAATCCACGCGGTAGTAAAGAGCAACGCTTTACTAATCTCGTGTAAAAGGGGGCGCTGAGAATGTCACGACTTAATGAACGCGCAGTAGAGTTTTTAAGTAGTTATGAAAATGCATTAGCTAACAAATTCAATGTTAATAACGTTAATCGTTATTTCAATCTAACAGATCCACAAGAAACAAGTCTGCGTGATGCATTATTAGAAAACGCAGAATTTCTACAATTAATTACCATGGCTGATGTTGACCAGTTATCTGGTCAGGTTGTTTCTGTGGGTAATCCAGGTATTTTTACAGGTCGTAAAAAAGATGGTCGTTTTTTACGTCAAACTAATGTCGATGGTAATACATATCAATTAGTTGAAACCGATTCAGGGGCTGGTTTGCCATGGGATTTATTATCTGTTTGGGCAAATTCAGGTGGAGAAAATGAATTTTTTCAACGAATGCAAGACTTTATATTGCGTTCTTTTTCATTGGATATAATTAACATTGGTTGGAATGGTCAATCTGTTGCAGAAAATACTGACCCAGTTAAAAATCCAAATGGTGAAGATGTTAACAAAGGTTGGCATCAAATCGCCAAAGAGTGGAATAAGGGCTCTCAAGTTCTGACTGACCCGATTACATTAGATGATAACGGTGATTACCGTTCATTAGATGCGATGGCATCAGACCTTATTAATACCTGTATTCCACCACAATTTAGAAATGATCCTCGATTAGTTGTGATGGTTGGCCCTGATTTGGTTTCTGCTGAGCAATACCGTTTATATCAATCAGCCGATAAACCAACGGAAAAAATTGCTGCGCAAATGCTCGGTTCTACGATTGCAGGTCGTCCTGCGATGATACCGCCATTTATGCCAGGCAAACGAATGGTTGTGACTATTCCAAGCAACCTGCATGTTTACACTCAACGGGGTACTCGTCAGCGTAAAGTGGAATTTGTTGAAGACCGTAAACAGTATGAAAATAAATATCTACGTAATGAAGGCTATGCACTGGAATATCCAGAGTTATATGCCTCTATCGACGAATCTGCCGTGACTATCGGTAAAGTCACCGAGCCGACTGAAAAAGTAGAAGGTTAAGCGTCATGCTATCACCCGCTCAAAGACACAAGCAAAAAATTGAAATGCAACAAAAACTTGAACAGCGTCAGGCTATTGCCATTGCTGACGGTGAAAGTATGCATCTTCAAGCGCGAGCCATTGAGCGGGATGTCAAACGACTGCGAGCACTCAATCAAACGTATGAGCGTGTGGCCATGAAACGTGATGAATTATTGCCCATGTATCTACCGACGGCACAACGCTATTTAGATGAAGGCGAAGTGTATCAAAACCCGATTTTTGTGTATTGCACGATTTGGCTATTTGATGTGGGGGAGTTCGATAAAGGACTGGACTGGGCGGATATCGCCATTGCGCAAGGACAGCGCACCCCCGACAATTTTAAAAGTGGTTTCCCTGCTTTTGTGGCTGACACCATCCTTGAATGGGCACAGTTAGAAGCGGAAGCAGGAAACCCCATTGAGCCTTATTTTTCAAGGACATTTAAGAATGTCACGGAAATTTGGCGAGTTCACGAAAAAATACAAGCGAAGTGGTTTAAATTCCACGCGTTAGAGTTATTAAAAGGCGATGTAGGCGATGCAAGAGCCAGCGCAATTGATTGTGTTGATACGCTAAATCAAGCCGATGCCTATCTTGCTAGGGCACATCAATTAAACCCGAAAAGTGGGGTTAAAACGCATCGTTTGCGCATTGCCTCACGATTACGGGCATTGGAGCAAGTGTAAAGACTACCGCAAGCCAAAACGGGCAGGGTGGAGACAAAACAATTTGATTGTTATTGGTCGGGGAAACCTGTTCGCCCGTTTTTTTAAGGATAAAAGGATGAAAGGGAAGATATTACGTTGGGTTATCGTTCTGTTATTTTCAATCCCGTTGTTAACGGGTGTTTTAACGCAGAACGAAAGTCTTTTAAATATTGGTGTGTCAATGGCTTGGATTACTGTGTTATTGGCTTTGTTTTGTAGCAGTTTTGTTTTTATTGCTTGGTATGCGGTTTCATTTATCAAAAATTTACCTGAAAAAAATAAAAGTGAATTAAGTAAGCTTTTCTTTGAGGTGACAAACACACCTAAAAATAGATTTTTCTGGTTATTCCTCGCCAGTGACATTGTTGGAATTATCTGTCTGATTTTATCGGGTTGGATTATTACCGCGATAGCCTTCATCTTTGTTTATTTTTTGAGTCAATTAATAAAGTATTTTTCTTTAGATGCACTCGATACCTTGAATAAAACGAGTACAAGTGAATGTTAAACGGTAATAGCGTTACTTATCAAAACGAAACACTGACAAATGATGAATTTTGGCCTGATTTAAATTTAGGTGATTTTCAAAAAAGTCGCGCTATTCCCGCCAATATCGATGCCGATTTTATTGCTGATGCATTATTAACCACGGTCACGGAAATTAATTGTGAATTAAAAGATGTGAAAAGTTATTGGCTATCAAAAGGTGTTAATCAGGCAAAAGACGCCCCAGGCGCAAAAATAAAAGGCGTTAATGCCCTTTGTGCGCAGTATAAAAAAGCGGTGTATGCCAGGGCAAAAGCGGATTTATTGGGTGAATATTTGTCGATTGTCAGTCGAACGCCCAACCCACAGCAAGAAAGCGACGAATTACGGTCACGGTTATTAGCGGAATCAACTTTTGTTATTCGCAATATGAAACAGTTGCCTCGCATTACGGTGAAAATGATATGACCCGACTACAAAAATTGACTGCGTTCTTACGTGCAAATTTGCCTGAATCCTTATTCGCGACAGAATTTAGTAGCGAAATGGATGAACTTGTTTTTAAACGTGCTCACAGAGATTTGGGTAAAGATGAGTCGGATAAAGAACAATATCAAATTTTAACGCAAGAATATGATGCGGTAATTGCTTGGGGACGTTGGCCATATCGTGAAATAGATACACGTTATATCCCTATTTTGATTGAGGCCTGGTATCAAGAGTTAAAAACAGATTTAACTGAACCCGATTTTGATGATGAACCACCGACGATTGATGTTGATGTGGACGAGGATATAGCAATGGTTGTTGTCACCCTAAAATTAAGCGACGCCATTGTGTTAAAAGAAGATGAAAAAGGCCTCGTGCCATTTGACGGTAAACGTTGGTCATTAGCCAACCCAGAAGTGTTATTTGCTGAAAATATTGATGTGATCCCCCGTGGTGTGAAATGAGCATTCAAGGGCAATTAAACGCAGAGCAACTAAAAAAATTACGGGCACAGCTCAAAGAATTGGAATTACCGCCGAAAAAGCGCCAGCGGTTACTTTGGCGAATTGCGAAATACGGTGTGATTGTTGCTTCAAAACGCGCGGTAAAAAATCAGCAGACACCTGATGGTGAGGCATGGCAAGGGCGACACGGTAACTACAAAAAAAAGATGCTCCGTAAAATGCCTAAACTATTAAAAATTCGTGAAATTCCCGAAAAAGGCGTAGTCCGTATTTATCTCGGGGGCGGAAATTATCGCAATGGCAGTAAACCTGTGGGTGCTGGTGTCGTGGGATATAGCCAGCAATATGGTATGACAGCAAAAATTAGTCGTAAAAATGCCAACGATAATAATATCCGAAAAGCAACGAGTGAGAAGAAGCCAGAGCCTACCGCAACACCGAAACAAGCCAAAAAACTACGGGCATTGGGCTATAAAATCAAAAAAGGAAAGCGTTGGGTGAAGCCTCCTTTAAAAGAGATTACAGGAAAGATGCGTTTTTTTCAGGCGGGATTATTAATCCGTCTTTTACAAAATAAACCTAAAAAAAACAGTTGGGAGGTAGATATCCCCAGTCGTGAGTTTTTAGGTATCAGTGATGAAGACTTTATCAAAGCGTTAGAGAGACAACTTCAAGGCATCGGCTACGGTGCATAAAAAAGGAATTTACTATGTGGCCAACTGTTCAGGTTAATCAACATAACCAACTGCAAGGCGAAACAAAGGAAATTGAGCGCATTTTGCTGTTTATTGGTAAAGGAAAAACCAATGTCGGTAAAACTATTGCGATCAATACGCAAACCGATTTCGATGATGTGTTAGGAACGCCAGATAGCCCGTTAAAAAGTAACGTGTTATCGGCGATGCGTAACGCAGGTCAAAACTGGTCAGGCTATGTGCATGTATTAGCAGAGGATGCGGAAGAATTGGCATTTGTTGACGCGGTGATGGATGCACAAGCAGTTGCCAGTTGCGAAGGGTATGTATTAATTGGTGATGCAACAAAAGCCGTTATTCAATCGGCTAAATCCCTACGTTCTGATTTAATTGCAAAACACGGACGCTGGTTATTTGCCATTTTGGGCGTTGGTGCAACGCAAGATGATGAAGCGTGGTCGGGCTATGTTGAGCGTTTGTCTGCTTTATCAAAAGGGGAAGCGGAATCCTCCATTCAATTAGTGCCAACGTTATGGGGTAACGAGCCGGGAGCATTGGCGGGTCGATTATGTAACCGTTCGGTGACGATTGCCGATAGCCCAGCACGTGTCAAAACAGGCGCATTAACCGATTTAGGTAGTGCGTATTTACCGCTCGACGGTACGGGTAAAAGCCTTGATTTAGCAACACTACAAGCATTGGAAAAACAGCGCTTTAGTGTGCCGATGTGGTATCCAGACTATGACGGCATTTATTGGTCTGACGGTCGCACATTAGACGTTGAAGGCGGTGATTATCAGTCAATCGAAAACTTGCGTGTTGTTGATAAAGTCGCGCGCACAGTGCGTATTCGTGCCATTGCTAAAATTGCCGACCGCAGTTTAAACAGCACCCCATCCAGTATTGAAGCCCATCAAGCCTACTTTGCCAAAGTATTACGTGAAATGTCACGCAGTACGCAGATTAACGGGGTGAGTTTCCCTGGTGAAGTAAAACCACCCAAAGAAGGCGATGTGGTCATTACATGGAAAAACAAAAATAACGTTGAAGTGTATATCACGGTGCGAACTTATGAATGCCCGAAAGGGATCACCATTGGCATTCTATTAGACACATCATTGGAGAATGAATAATGAGCGGGAAACGGATTTCGGGGCAGTCGATTGATTTTAATATCGACGGTGATTTAGTTCATGTTGAGAAAGTCAGTCTCTCGATTACAGATAATACGGGCGTTGCTCAAACGAATGGCGTGCCGGATGGTTATGTGAATGGGGATGTGTCGGCAGAAGGTGAGCTGGAATTATCCACTAAATATCTCAACGTCATTACCGCTAAAGCCCGTAACGCTGGCTCTTGGCGCGCCATTCCGTTAGTCGATTTGATGTGGTACGCGAAAGCGGGTACAGAAGAGCTTAAGGTTGAGTCTTTCGGCTGTAAATTAAACGTCACCGATATTTTAGACGTTGACCCGAAAGGCGGTGCTGTGATGACGCATAAAATTAAATTTATTGTCACCTCACCGGACTTTGTGCGTATTAACGGTATTCCATATTTAGAGTCTGAATTAACAGACAAACTGTAATAAAGGACATGTTCATGGAAGAACATAATAAAACACTGATTTCACTGATTATCTTAGGGGCATTGATAGCTATTGGTAAAATGATGTCAGGGAGTGAACCTATTACGCTACGTCTTTTTATTGGGCGCGTTATTTTAGGTTCAGCGGTGTCATTAATGGCGGGAGCATTACTGATTTGGATCCCTGGTATTTCTCCTTTAGCGATTACGGGGTTAGGTTCAGCATTAGGCATTGCAGGATTTCAGTTAGTGGAATTGTGGCTGAAAAAACGAGGCAGTGATTTATTAACAGGGAAGTTAAAAAAATGACACGCGGAATTCGTAATAATAATCCAGGCAATATCCGTCATGGTGCTTCTAAATGGCAGGGAATGTCTGCAGAGCAAAATGATACTCAATTTGTGCAATTTATCTCGCCCGAATTCGGTATTAGAGCACTGATGAAACTATTGCAGACTTACTCAAAATACAACGGTAAGCAAAATGTGGGTTGTGGGAAAATAGATACTATTGAAGAAATTATCGAACGTTGGGCACCTGCATCGGATAATAATCACACTGAAAACTATATCCAACGTGTGTGCAAAGAAACCGGATTTAATCGCCAAGCGTGCTTGAATTTATACGACAAAGAGACCGTTATTTCTTTAGCAAAAGCGATTGTACAGGTTGAAAACGGTGAACAGCCTTATTCAGACAAGGTTTTTGAAACGGCGTTTAATCGGATATGAAACAAGCAACGGCGATCTTCTTTGCGTTTATTCTGGCTTTTTCGGCGGGCTGGCTGGTTAAAGGTTGGCATCAAGACAGCCTTGAGTTGGTCGCACTAAAAACAGCGAATGAAATCAATAACGCCAGTTTAAAGGCTCAACAAGATTTAGCGAGTCAATCAGCCAGGACGTTAGAAAATAAATTAGAGGAACTCGCCAATGTGCAACCGCCTGAAATACGCACCGAAATTATTAAGCCTGTGTTCACTAACCTTTGTGTTAGTGATGATTTTGTCAGGATGTACAACGAAGCAATCGACAGTGCCGAACGTACCCTATCAGGAAAATCTACTGACAAAATGCCCGACAACATTACCAAAGTTAAACGGTAATACTGGGGCGGATTTAGCCACTGCATTATTAGAATATGTTGAAATTTACGGAAAATGTGCTGTGAGGCACAACCAATTAACGGACGAAATTCGTCAAAGGATGGAAAAATGAGTACCAAGAAAAACACAATTACTTTAGTCGTGATGGGCAAAGAGCTGGTTTTTGAACCCAATATGACCGCCTACAATGGCTGGTTAAATGCGATTTCTGCCGACGATAAAGTGGCGCCTACTGTTACCTATTTGCGCCGAATTATTGCCCCTGAAAGCAAAGAAGCATTAACCGATATTTTAAATATCCCTGGTTCGGCAATGCAGTTACTGGAAAAAGTAAACTCAGAATATGCGCCAAAACTGGATATTGAACTAAAAAACTAACGGCGCGAGTCGATGCTGTGGGACGCAGTGCCCTCGAACAATACATGACGTTACGACGGCACTATCTCCCTCATGAGCAGGATGATATCGACAGTTTCGCCCGCGCAATTTGGCTAGATAATCACTTCACAGAAAATCACCGCATCGCGGTCGCAAATGGCATTGCATTAGCTTTCAAGGGTGAATGATGAGTACATTAGATTTTACACTCAGCATGATTGATAAAGTCACTCAGCCCTTGAAGGCCGTGCAAGCAGGTGTGACTCAATTTGCTGAAACCTCACAACAGGCGTTTAAAAATATCGCGGTCGGCGGGGCGGGCTTGGCTGGCTCCGTCTTTGCGTTAAAAAACGTCTTAGATCCCGCGTTAGCGATTCAAGATGCCCTTGATATGGCGAAAGTCACGGGTGTTGATGATGGTGCAATGAAAAAAATCACCGATGAAGCACTCACTTTCAGTGCGCAATACGGTAAATCGGCAGTGCAATTCGTTGAGTCCTCTCTCTCTATCAGAAAGGCCATTAGTGGCATTTCTGATAATGAACTCCCGCAGCTAACCAAAATCAGCAACATTACGGCATCAGCACTAAAAACTACGGCTGAAGAATCCAATGCCTATATGGGCAAAATGTTTTCTCAGTTTCAAGGCTATGCCGACAGCGTGGGCAAAGTGACGTTCGCGGAAGAGCTGGCAGGCAAAGCCGTTATTATGTCGCAAACCTTCGGCACGTCGATGGCTGAAATTACTGATTTGATGGAAGGGGCGCGTTCTGCAGGTACGCAATTCGGTGTTGGTATTGATGAACAGTTAGCCGTATTAGGCGAGTTGCAACGTTCATTAGGCACAGAATCCAGTAGCGCGTATGAGTCGTTTCTGTCAGGGGCAACGGACGGGGCGAAAAAACTCGGTCTATCGTTTGTTAATGCGTCAGGGCAAATGCTGACGATGCCTGAAATGCTGGAAAAGTTACAAGGCAAATACGGCAAGTCCATTGCGGGCAATTTAAAGGCTCAAAAAGAAATTGAGGACGCCTTTGGCGATTCCGCGATTGTTGTGAAATCACTGTTTAATAACGTCGAGGTATTACGTAAAAATATTACCGCATTAGGCGGTGATGATGGCATGAAACGTGCCACAGAAATGGCCAGTATGTTGGCTAATCCGTGGGAGCGGTTATTGTCGATTTGGGAGTCTATCCGCATTGCCGTGGGCATGACACTGTTACCCGTGATTGTGCCCCTGATGAATAAAATAGCTGATATGGGGCAAATGCTCGTGCGTTGGTTGAAGTTATTCCCCAATATTGCCCGTGCCATTGGTTATGTGGTGACAGGGTTTATTGCATTTACGGCCATGGGGGCAATGGCCAATATCGTATTGGGGATTGGTCGGTTACTGTGGGTCGGTATCTTGCCGTTGTGGAAAACGGGCGGAGTATTACTGTCCTTGATGAAAGGCAAATACGATTTAGTGACGAAAGCCACAGGCTTTTTTAGTGGTTCCCTCGCCAAATTAACGAGATTTTTAAACATCACCAAAATGGCCTCGTTTGCCACAGCATTAGGATTTACCTCTATCACATGGCCCGTTTTATTATTAATCGGCTTGTTTGCCCTAATTGCGATCGCCGTTGTGAAATTTTGGCAACCCATCAAGGCATTTTTTAAAGGGTTTGTGCAAGGCTTTACGGAGGCGTTTGGTTCGATGACCCCCATGTCTCCGATGTTTAAAAAAATTGGTGATGCATTGGGTGGGGTATGGAATGCGGTAAAAAGCGTTTTTAAATGGTTTACGGATTTACTGACCCCCATCCAGTTTTCAGAAAAGTCGCTCAATAAAACTAAAGTTGCGGGGCAGGCATTTGGTAAAACCGTTGCTAAAGCCATTGAGGTGCTGACGTTCCCGTTTAGGATGACGATTGAATTAGTCATGATGATGGCCAATATTTTTATCCGTAGTGCAAAATGGATTGGTAAAAAATGGGACACACTCGGCACGGACATCATGAACGGATGGAGCGCCGTGTGTCAGTGGTTTTTCTCACTGTCGCCTGTGCAATATTTTATTGATATCTGCAACAACGCATCACAACTTTTTTCTGCAGTGTGGGGTGTGATTGCCGATGGTTGGGACGCGCTTTGCAATTGGTTTAAAAACTTTTCTATCGCTGACAGTTTTAACGGTATAACTCAATCTATAAAAGGGGTATTTGATGGATTATGGGACTGGCTCAGTAAATCTTTTAATAGTGTATTTAATGCGGTGGCCAGTAAGTTAAATTATCTTCCTGGTGTGAATATTGATTTAAAAGAAACGCAAACATCGGTCACTAACACCCCATCACCTATTATTCCAACGGATATGGGAGTGAACCATCAAAACCGCCGTTTTGATTATCAGCCGTCATTATTAACAGGGCGTGAGTTAAAAGGCATTAACAAAGGTGGTTTGAGTAAAGAGATCAATAACAATCAAACGAGCGTTGATAACCGCAGGCAATACGGAAATATCACGATTAATAATGGCAATGTGATGACACCTGCGGATTTGGAAGAGTGGGGCGCGTTGAATTAAGGATAATGCCATGGAACAGGCGAAATATATTGATTTACTGATAACAGAGCGTGATTTCACGCTCAATGCGGGCTTTGAGCCGATATTGTGTAATAACCGTCAAAGTATTACGCAAGATATTGCGCATGCGATTGTTGAGAGCGGTTTAGCCACCCAATTAGTGGCCGAACGTAGCCCAACCTTGCGCGCTGATATTCGTATGCAGATTGTGTTACTGGTTGAAGATGATGAGCGACTTATTCCAGGCACCATTATTGTTGATGAAGAAAACGTAAAAAAATTATGGGTGACCGCAGACACTTATGATTTTGGCCGTATTAGTGTCGGGGTGAATTATGGCGAATAAACAACGTCCACAAATTGACTACGAGTCGGCATTAAAAGATAACGGCATGCCGATTACTGCCGATGAAATTAATCAGCAATTTAACGACATTGTGAAAGAAGAAGGCTTAATTACCAATACGTCCAATATGTCACCATTTTGGCGCTTAATTAATACTCTTGTCACTACGCCCGTTCAGTGGCTCAAAGATGTCTTGATTAATTTGGTGTTCACCAATATGTATCTGGCTACTGCATCGGGCTCATGGCTAGAAATGTTCGCCTGGGGCGTTAACCTGCAACGTAAGTCCGCCACCAAAGCCAAAGGACAAGTGCGTTTTTACCGCATTGCGGGGCAAAATAGTGTCACGGTGCCAGCGGGTACTATCGTACAGACAGAGCGCATTAATGGGCAGATTTACAGTGTGGTGACCACGGAAACCGTGACGATTGAAAAAGAGTCTGCCCTGATTGCGGTTGATGCCAGTGACGCAGGCGGAGCTTTTAATCTTGCACCAGGTTATTTTCGTATTCTTCCCGTTGCTGTGCCAGGCATTGAACGGGCGCAAAACGAGGAAAATTGGTTGTTAGTGCCTGGTGCGGATAAAGAGAGTGACAATGATTTACGTGACCGTTGCCGTAATCAATATAATCTAGTGGGGAATTACCACACTGACGCGGTATATCAAGGCATGATTGCCAGTGTCGTCGGTTTGAGTATTGACCGCATTTTCTTTTTGCATGATGCGCCTCGAGGAGCGGGTACCGCCAATGCTTATTTATTGTTAGATAGTGGCGTCATTAGTCAGCCGTTTATCGACAAAGTTAACGATTATGTCAACACACAAGGCCATCATGGGCACGGTGATGATATGCAGTGCATGCCAATGCCTGAAACACACCATGCCATTAAGTTAACGGTATTTGTGCAAAATCTCGCTAATTTAACCGATAACGAGCAAGTCAAATTACGGCAAGACATTGAAAATTTAGTGCGTTGTGCGTTTCGTGAAAACACCAGTTATGACGTGAAAAAAACATGGCCTTACTCGCGTTTTTCATTTTCTAATCTAGGGCGTGAAATTCACCGCCATTTTTCCTTGGTTGATTCCCTGCAATTTAATCAAACGGATATCATCAGTGAATTGAGTGTGCCCCGTTTAAAATCGCTGACCGTGGAGTTACAAGATGCCTGATTTCAAGGAACGATTAAAAGGCTTAAATTTGCCGTCATGGATGAACAAAGGCGAACCCGCAAAACTGTTAAATGCGGTGCGTAAATTTTGGTCGGGTGTTTATGACTGGATGTTATGGCCACTCAAACAATTGGACGCAGAAACCTGCTCAGAAGAATTGTTATCAGTGCTGGCCTATCAGCGCGATATTCACCGTTTTAAAGGGGAGCCATTAGATTTATTTCGCAAGCGGGTAAAATTTGCCTTTATTAATGCCCGTGATGCGGGGTCGGTCAGTGGTTTTATTGCCATTTTTGAGCGTCTCGGTGTGGGATATGTCGAGCTGTTAGAGCGTCAGCCTGATATTGACTGGGATGTCATTATTTTACGAGTGAGTGACGGACAAATCGCAGGCAACCCCGATTTGTTGATGGGCATTATTCGCCAGTATGGGCGCACGTGTCGCCGTTATCGTTTTGAAGTGATCACCAATAATCAATTAGTGATGCGGTTTGGTTGGGCTGATTGTGAATATCAGACCTTTGGCGCATCACTGTTACAAGGAGAGTAACAAATGTCACAATCTATTATTACAACGGCATTTGAGCGCTGGAAAGCCCAAGAGTCGATTGATGGAAACTTGATTGTGTTAGACGAGTTCGTCTTTGCACATATCCCGAATCTAGAGATTGAAAAACCGATTGACCGCAATGAAGACCTGCCCGATGCAAAATATATCGTGCATCGCCAAACCGTGAATAAAACGGGCGTCGTCAATCAAAATGCGGTGGCCTATTCGGTGACCATCGGTGCCGAAATTGGTGATTTTGATTTTAACTGGATTGGGCTATTAAATAAAAAATCGGGCACGGTAGCGATGATTGTGCATGCGCCTACCCAACGAAAAATTAAAACCCAAGCAGGGCAACCGGGCAACGTGTTAACCCGCTCGTTCTTGCTGGAGTATTTAGGGGCAAGCAAAGAAACCGCCATTACCACACCTGCAGAAATGTGGCAGATTGATTTTACCGCCAGACTTTCTGGCATTGATGAAATGCAACGCCTAGTTAATACCGACAGTTACGGTGAGGCCTCTTTTTTTGATGATGCGTTTTTAGTAGCTAAGACAGGGAATCAATATTTTGTCACAAAAGGTATTGGATACATCGGTGGTTTACGGGCGGAATTAATCACAAACCAAAATATCACCGTGCCTGCGGAAAATACCAAAGTTTATGCTGATGTGAGTTACCAGGGCAATATTACCAGTCGTTGGCAAACCCACATTAAGCTGACCGTCAAACCTGATTTAAAAAACTATATTGATAATGCAGGTTTTGCGCATTTTGTGTTTGCGATAGCGTCGATTTCAGCGGACGGAAAAATTACCGATTTACGCCCTAAAGGAACACTGGATTTTCAGCAATTAGATGATGCGTTAAAGAAACATGCTCAGTCTCGTAATCACCCTGATGCAACATTAACGGCCAAAGGATTTACTCAACTGACGGATAAAACGGGCACTAGTCAGGCATTAGCCCCAACACAAAAATTAGTGACCGATTTACATAATAACGCAATGGCATCAGCAAAGTCGGCTAACGACAATGCCAATACGCGATTACCTTCAACAGGAACGGCCGTTGCCTCACAAAAGCTGGCGACTCCGCGCAAAATTTCGGGGGTGCCGTTTGATGGTACGAAAGATATTACCTTAAATGCGGGAAATGTGGGGGCAGCTACCCCCGCACAAGTCAATGAAGTCAAAACGATGGCCTCCAATGCGCAAAACACGGCAAACAGTGCGGTTACGAAAGCCGACAATGCCCAAAAGACCGCCAATGATGGTGTGAGCAAAGCCAATACTGCACAAACCACAGCCAATAATGCTAATAACAATGCCAATGGCCGTGTGCCTAATACCCGTAAAGTGAATGGTAAGCAGTTGAATGCGGATATTACCTTAAACGCGGGCGATGTGGGCGCATCGACCCCCGCACAAGTCAATGAAGCCAAAACCATGGCGACCAATGCGCAAAATACGGCAAACAGTGCGGTGACTAAAGCCAATACTGCACAAACTACGGCCAATAATGCCAATAACAATGCCAATGGTCGCGTGCCTAATACTCGTAAAGTGAATGGTAAGGCATTAAGTGCGGATATCACCTTAAACGCGGGCGATGTGGGGGCATTAAATAAACAACAAGGCGATAATTATTATCAGAAAAAAGATGGAAAAATAATTTCCATTAATGGTGATTGGGATATTGGACAAACGATAAATATCCCCGTTGATTTGAGAGGGAAGATAATTACATTTGTTCGGCATAAGAATCACAGTGCGGATAATTTAAATATGGTAGTAGTGCCATGCCCAATGGAAAATGGAAAAATTGAGCATAATAATATGAGGCATGATGGATGGGTATGGTTAAGTTTTACCTATTTAAATAACAAAACAACAATCACCATTGATAGTGGAAATTATGCCAGATTTATTAAATTGGTATATATGGAGTATTAATCAATGAAATGGCAACGTAAGCAATTCGCGCTTTCGGGCGATTTAACGGGCATTACCTGTTCATTATTACCGGTTCACCCGTTTATTTATGGTGTCGGGCAAAACACTGCCACAGGAAGTTATTTAAGCCCCACCAATGCAATTAATTATATTGCTAATAAAATTCAGGGGGCGGGTGAGGTTGATATTGTGGTGACGATGATTTGCGCCCGTACCCATGACGAGTTTATCAATGCAATTCAAGGCTTTTCGGGCGTATTGCCTTTGCCTGTATTTAGCCAAGTTGAACGTATGGCCAAAACCGCCGAAAGCCTAAATATTACCAAAATGCAGATACCGGCTAAAACGATAGCTGGTATTCCAGACCCGCAAACATTATCAACCAATAACAGCCGTGCGGTAATCAATGCGGGATTAATTGAAAAAGCAAAAAGTGAAGCCTCAAGCGGGGCTAGTGTTGCTGGGTTACTTTCTAGCGTAAAAGGATTTGCGGAAAGTCGAAAAAATATCTTACAAGGCATGGCTGATTCATTGACGGGATTACTGGGAAAATCAACCACCGTTTGGGTGTTCCAGGGAAAAGGTAACGGCGCGGAATTAGCCGATAAAATGAAAAAAGAAATTCCTGAACAAGATGCGGTTTACACCTTAGCTACGCTTTTTGCGGGCGATATTGATGCAATCAAAGGAATGATGCATGACACAGACACCACTTTACGAAAATAACACACCGAAAATCAGCCAAATCATTACGTTGGCGTTGGACGGTGAAGCCATTTTATTAAAAAACCTGACCGTCACACCCTCGATGATGTATCAGGACAAAGACCAATCAGGGCAGTCCTCAAGTACCGTCAATAGTGAGCAGGGCATTAAGCCTAAAGAACTCCGCATTACGGGCACTATTCCTTTCACCGAAGAAAAAACGCTAACCCGTTTATTTGCCTTAGCTGAAGCCAAAGAGAACGGACTACTAAAACGCTACCGTGTCGCCAACCGCATGGCTAGCGCGATTAATTTTCGTCTTGGCACATTCACTAACGGCATTGATGCGTCAAAGATGGACGGTAAACAAGCCTGGCAAGTCACCTTTACTTTACGTGAGCATTTATCCGTACCCGAAAAACGCGAAAGCCGTTCAGCAGGGCAAGTTAAAGCAAAAACACAAAATATGAGTAATAAGTCAAAAGCCAATGGCGAAGGAACGCCAGAACAAGAGCAGGAATTAAGCTGGTTTGAGAAAAATGTATTGAAGCCAGTTAATGATGCTTTGGGAGATTAAAAGATGAAACCAATTAATCGACTTTATTTATCCGGTGATGAAACGCACCTTGTCGACGTTAAAATGGTGCTGGAATTATCGCAATGTGGCCGTGGCTTTATTACCGCTAAAACCGATACCGATTACACGGGTAAATTGGTGCGCCTTGATATTGGCTACACGGATTTATTATTACGCTATTTCACGGGTTACGTAGAACGTTCGCAACCGTCACAAAATGGTTTTCAAAAATTGTTTGTGCGGGAGTTAGTTGGTGTATTCGACAGAATGTGGCCGTGCTCTTTTCAGCATCCCACCTTAAAACAGATCACCGATTATCTAAAAGAGCACAGCGGATTACATTTTGTGTTACCGGATGCCGAATATGTGAATACTCCAATCCCACATTACACCCATAATGGCACGGGCTATCAATTATTAAATAGCCTGGGAAAAGTATTCAATATTCGCGATTATGTGTGGTATCAAACGCCAGACGGTGATGTGTTCGTGGGGAGTTGGGCGGATTCATTCTGGAAAGATAAAGAGGTTGAAATAGACAATCAATTCTCTTCTGAACAACGTGCCGGTAATCAAATGACCATCCCGATGGTGCAAAGTTTACGCCCTGGTGTGAAAGTGAATAATAAACGATTAGAGCGTGTGGCGCTGGATAACGACAATATGACGCTAACGTGGATCAGCCCCGATGCGATTACAGGACGAGCCGAAAACCGCACCATAGCCCAACAACAAATTGATAATGCCTACCCTGAATTGTCTGCAGGGTTACACTTGCCGAAATTTGCCCGTGTTGAAGCACCGACAGAAAATACCACGGCAGGGGATATTTCAGACCCATTCAGACCCAAATACGCCGTTGACGTGCAAATGGTTGATGCCGATGGCAATGATGTGGCACCCGTTTATCACGCGGTGCCGTTACCGTTGCCAATGGCAGGTAATGAGTCGGGGATGTTTCAATATCCGCCTGTAGGTTCAATGGTTGAAATTGCATTTGAAAATGGCCGTGCAGATAAACCCTTTATTCGCCAAGTGTTAAGTCATGGCAATACCTTGCCCGACATTAAGCCAGGCGAACAACTGCAACAGCAACGTCAAGAGGTATCACAGCGGGTAACACAAGACGGCACATGGCATCGTCAAACTGACCAAAAAATTATTGAAGAATCGATGCACCGTGAAGTTAAAACCGACACAGAAAATCGCACGGTTATCGCCAGAGAAACCACCGTACAAGCCACCGATAAAACGACCGTGATAGGCACAAGCACGTTAATGGCAGGTGCCATTATGCAAATTGCAGAGGGTGACTTTAGCCAGGCAACACAAGCCAATAAGGTTGTGGCTGTTGGCAAAAACATGACGGTTGATGTGGGCCAACAGTTAGAAGAAAAAATCGGGGCAGTGCGTTCCAGTATCGCTGGCGCGATGCAAAAAATCACGGCACCGGTTGTTTATTTAGGTAATGAACAATTGAATGTGATGCAATGCATGTTAGATACCTTAGATGTGGTGAATGAGTTAGCTGCACTCACTGCAAGTCATACTCATAATAACACGGGCGGTCCGTTAAATGCCTCAGCCATTAGCAACACAGGCACCAAATCAGCAGGACTTAAACAGAAGTATTCACCTGTCATTGGGTGATAAAATCGTTACCATCCTTGCCCGCGCTTGCGGGCTTTTTTACACCCTCAATATAACCACTTCTACGCCACGCTAAGGCGTTCAATACTCACAATACATCTGCGTTAGCTCAAAATGGATCGCATCGATAGCGCGTGGCTCAGTGCGCGCAATACCCACGAAATAAAATCATTCACGACGTAAAACGCACTACTCCGCACCCGCCTGCACAATTTGGATCAAAAAAATATTTCAGTTTGAATTTTTTACAAAACATATCGCGAGGGCGCGCGGGAATTGGGTTCTTTGCGTAAGCGTCAAACTGAAATGATTGTAAAAGATTTCAGGTTATTTCAGTTTGAGAGATAGAAAAAGGATCTCAATAAAAATTAACGTATTGATAGTAAAGGAAATTTCATACTTTACGTGGGATTGATGATCTAAATAAAAAACCAGAGAAAATAAAATATCTCTGGTTAATCATAAGGATAATTATTTTTGAAACTGAAATGTATTACTTAATTCGACCTAAAGAATATTTGTGTAATGGATAACCATCCTCATCGACCCCACTAGCAACTCCTAGTAGTATCCAATCCCCACTACCAAGTAACTTGTTCATTTCGTAGGCTTGAGAGCCTGATACTGTATATTCTGTTATCTCTTTTACGTGAGTAAAATCGAATACTTTTGCTTCCAT